CGTGGCGGAACCGCTCTCCCGGAGGAGGAATTGAAGGCGTACCTCGAAGGCGCTGCAGATGACGACGGGCTGACCCCGGAGCAGGTCGAGGTCCTTCGGAGCTTGCGAGAAGATGCGGGATGCAGCCAGATTGAGTAACCGCCACCACCCAGGACGGAGTCACCGATGAGCTTCCCGAAGATCCCCAGCGGCCTACTCAAGGCGCTTGCAGGACTCGCGATAGGCGAAGTCACCAAACGCCTTGGCGACGACGAAGAGGACGACCCGACGCCAGAGAACATGGCCGAGGCGTTCGAGGCGCTGGAGCTTCCAGACTCGGACGCATCCCTCTTCGCCGCGCAGGTCGTGGCGGACCTCTTCACCGAGGAGCGGACGGACCAGATGCTGGCACTCCTCGCGGAGAAGATCAGCCTGCCTCTCGGGGTGGAGGGTGTGGTCATCCGTGCGCTCGACGATCAGTTGCCCGAAGTCTTGCGCGGCCCGATCCTCGGGTCGCTCGGGTATCAGTGGACGGAATCGGGGGTCGAACCCCTCCCGGAGCAGCCACCTGAATAGAGAGGGGCCCGTGTCATGTGGGATTCTCTCAACGAGGTACTTACCGCGTTGCCACCGACCATGAAGGCGGTCTCCGCCCTCATCGGGTCTGCGTCGGTGGGCGCACTCGCGATGCTCGGTGTCGGGGGGTGGCTGGGCATCCCCGCCAAAGTCGAAACCCAAACCCTGGACATCGCCCGCAACAGGGCATCGATCACCATTATGCAGGCCGACCTTGCCAACGGCTCGGCGGAACGGAGGCGGATCCTGTGCCTCATCGAATTGCAGCTTCGCGATATCGTGGTAGCTCCGCTCGAAGTGAACCGCCTGTGCCCCATAACCAGGTCGCGTACGGCGGGCGATGACTGAACAGAAGGTCGTCTGGAAGCCACTCAGTGAGCCCCAGAGGGCCTTCTGTGCCTCGACGGAGACTGAGGTTCTGTACGGCGGAGCCAAGGGCTGCGCGAAGAGTGACGCGATCCTGTTCGCCGCCCTCTCTCAGGTACACCTGGAGCGCTACAAAGCCCTGATTCTCAGGCAGACGTTTCCGGAGGTCCAGGAACTCATTGACCGATCCCACCGCAGCTTCCCCGAGATGTCCAATCCGCCCAAGTGGGCCGGGGACCTGAGGAGGTGGACGTTCCCTGGTGGTGGCATTTTGCAGTTCGGATACTGCAAGACGAAGGATGAGGTCCAGCGCTACCACGGCCAGGAGTGGGCCTACATCGGGTTCGATGAGGTCGGCGACGTTCAGGACGAGCGCGTCTGGGTCATGCTCATGGCGGAGAACCGGTGCCCGAATCCGGAGGTGATCCGGATGATGCGCGGAACCGCGAACCCCGGTAAGCCTGGGCACCCCTGGATCAAGCGGCGCTTCATCGACAAGTGCGGGAAGAAGGGCGAGAAGATCTACAGGTTCAAGTACAAGATGCCCGGCGGCCTGGAGGCCACGATCAGCAGGCGTTTCATCCCGGCCAGGGTGACCGACAACCCCATCTACGCCAACGATGCCACCTACATGGCGACCCTGTTCAGCCTGCCCGAGATGCTCCGCCGGCAGCTTCTGTACGGGGACTGGGACGCGGGCTTCGGGATGGCGCTCGACGAACTCAACGAGGACATACACCTCGTGCGGGCGTTCCCGATCCCGCCCAACTGGATCCAATTCGGAGCCTTCGACTGGGGCTTCAGCCACCCCTGGGTCTTCGGTCACTACGCCGTGAGCGAGGACGGCGTGATCTTCAAGGTGAACTCCTACACCGGCCGCCTGCAGTCCGACCGACTCATCGGCGAAGCGATCAAGCACCACGTCAACGTGGAGGATCTTCGCTACATCGTCGCTGGCCATGACTGCTGGGCCCACCACGGTGCCCGTAGAGACGACACGACGCCCTCCACGTCCGAGAGATTCGCCGACATGGGCATCCACCTCACACGAGCGTCTGTGGCGCGTTACGCGGGCCTCAGGAACTTCAGGGAGCAGGTCGCTTACAAGGGCCAACTGGAGGGCGGAGACGATGGCGAGCCCAACTTCTACATCATGGACACGCCCGGCAATATAGGTTGCTTCGAGAGCATCCAGAACATGATCGTCAACCCGGACGATCCGGAGGACGCGCTGAAGGTGAACGCCGACCCGATCACCGGGGAGGGCGGAGACGACTTCTACGACGAGACGCGCTACGCCCTGGCCTCACGTCCCGGCCGCGCCAAGTCCAACTGGGCGGACCAGGAAGTGCGGGCGTTTGCACGCTCAACCCTCATGTTCGAGATGGAGAAGAGCCGCCGCCACACGAGCAGGGGCACGATCGTGACCCCACAGGACCAGGAACTACATGACCTATTCGTTGAAGGGATGATCTGATGGCTGCAGGAGATAACGGCGAGGCCGAGAAAGGCCCTCAACTGATGGTCGGGGCCGAGACCCTGGAAGAGTTTTTCCATGAGTCGAGAAGGGGGATCCGGGTCACCCGCGAGCAGCTACTCCGGGTGATTGCGCTCTACGCCCAGAAGCTGGACGTGCAGGAGGCCATGGAGGTCCTCGCGTTCGGGCTTCGCGGCTCTCTCCGGCAGATGATCAAGGAAGAGCGGGAGGCGCAGGAGGCGGAGAGCAAGAGCGGCATCCTCATAGTCCCATGATGGCACTCGGGGTTCTGGGCTGGGTTCTGGCAGCCCTGATGGTCGGATTATGGCTTGGGGAAAGGACTTCCAGGCTATATCTCCAGAACATCCAGTTCTACGGGCAACCGAACCCCCTGCAGACTGCCACGGCCTGGTCTGACGAAACCCCAGAGGATCGCGTCGAGAAGACGATCGACCAGATCGAGGATGTCATGGGCACTCGCGTGACGAGGTCGGGCCCCGGCGTGGACGGCAAGGTCGAGTACGACGAGGACACGATCGAGAACGGCGTGGAATACCTGCTGTCTGAGGCCAGGGAGCACGGTGAACAGTTGAGCAGGGAGGCGGCGACAGAGGAGGTCGAGCGCATGCTCGCGGCCGAGGGACCGAACATGGAATGAGGGAAGACGCTGCAGATCTCAGGGCGAACCTCCCGCCATGGCCCAGGGTCCCGTTGTTCGAGGCCTTCACCACGATGGAGAGCCTCGTGGTGGCCCTGATCGTACGTGGCGAGACCTACCGGCAGGTGTCGTTGAGGCTGCATATCGGGCGGACCACGGTGAATTTCCACGCCAAAAACGCAGCCCGCAAGATTCCAGGCGACGACACGCTGAAGCCGCAAACGAAGCTGCACTTCTGGGCTCGTGGTGCGACCCTCGAACAGCTTACAGGAGAGGCCTGGCTGCCCACCCCACCGTCGAAATGATGCGCGGGCGAAGAGTTTGTTGTATAGATAGGGCCATACGCTAACTCCCACCCACCCACAAAATTGAGCGTATCATGGCAGAGAAACCAACACGTCTGAAGCTCCCATCCCCCGACGCCCGCGTGGCGCGTTCTCCGTTCGAGGGCCGACCGGCCGGCTTCCTGGATGTAGGCGGCGTGGCCGCTTCCGGCATCCTGACCCTCGTAGGGGAACCGGCTGCAGGTGATGTCGTCGTCCTCGACGCCAAGACGTACACCTTCGAGGGGGTCGCCGCTGAAGAGATCCTGACCTTCGGGGCGAACGCCTCCGACCTCGAAACCGTCACCATCGACGGCAAGGTCTACACCTTCGATGACACTACGCTCGATAACATCGACGGGCATGTTCTGATCGGGGCCTTGGCCACGGACTCGCTCGACAACCTGATCGCCGCGATCACGCTGGGCGCGGGCTCTGGGACGCTCTACGCAGCCGCCACGACCCTGCATCCGACCGTGTCTGTGGCAGCCGGAGCGGGCGACACGATGGACGCCATCGCCAAAGCCAAAGGCACCGCTGGCAACTCCATAGCGGTCCTCAGCGGCGTCACGGGCGGCTGGGGTGCCAGTCCCATGTCCGGTGGCCTGAGCCTCACGAACGTGAACGGAAACGTCTTCATCGGAGACTCGGGGCCAGATGGGGCGATCGCGAACCTCGTAGCCGCCATCGTCCTGGGCGCTGGCTCGGGCACCGCGTATGCAGCCGCGATGACGCTCCACCCGACCATCACCGCTGCCGAAGGTGCCCTCATCACGATGGACGCCACGGCCAAGGATCAGGGCGTGGCCGGAAACGCCCTCGTGAGCACCACGGACATATCGGCGGCTACGTGGGCCCCTGCCGCAACCCTGGGAGGCGGCGTAGATCCTGGGGATGCGGTCGCCTTCGTGCCCATCGTCCAGTGGGGCAAGATGCGTATCAGGCTGCAGGTCACGGGTGCGGACGGCACCCTTGGCGTCGAATTCTGCAGGCCCGCTCGTAATAGGGTGCCCTCGACGGGCCTGGCCTTCATCTACGGAGAGGACCAGCCAGCCGTCGATGCGTCGGCCTTTGCGGACGGTGTGGAATTGTCCCTGGAGATCACCGCCACAGAGCACCAGGGGGAGAACTGGCTGAAGCTCACCCTGAGCCCCACAGACGACGGCGCCGTCCTCGACTTCCTCGACATCAGCGGCGAACTGCTCGGCCTGTACCACTAGGCCATGGGGTTCTCTGGCACGGAGGTAAGTGAGAAGGGATTCCCCAAGGGCTGGAACCCTGACGCGGACGACCTGGCTTCGCAGCGGGTCTTCCGCGTCACCCAGCTTCTTGAGGCCATGGTCTTCCGGCCCTGGTCCTGGGACATCTTCAACTCCCTCCACCTCAAGTACGCCTTCCACGGAGGCCTGATCGACACAGGGGCCGACTGGCTGCTCATCCCGGACGGCACCGTGACCCTGGTGGATGACGCCACCAACTTCGTTGAGCGTTCCGATGGCGGGGTGGTTGCGGTGAACCAGGTCGGCTTCACCTACGTCGGATTCATTCCGATGGCCCAGATTGGGGCTGCAAACGGCGGCTTCGTCTCCACCAGCTACATCGATCGACGCCCAGATATCGGAGGGGCTCCGTCTGGTGGAGGCGGCACGACTTCATTCAGTCAGTTGACAGGCCAGATCTTCGACGCTCAGGTACCGCTGTCAGCCGTGAAACAGTGGGAAGCGTTCCTCGATATCTCGTTCGCCCAGATGACCGATCAGATCTTCGATGCTCAGGTGCCGGAGAGCGCGGTCACGCAGCATGAGGCGGCCCTCAGCCTGCTGTTCACCCAGCTAACGGATCAGATCGCAGATGCTCAGGTACCAGAGTCGGCCGTGACTCAGCACGAGGCCGCCTTGAGCCTGCTGTTCACTCAACTCACCGACCAGATTGCGGACGCTCAGGTGCCCAAGAGTGCCGTGTGGCAGCACATCCTTCCGGAGCTACCGGCACCCTTCGAGACCCTGGCAGGGGCCCTGGACTTTCTGGTCGCCAGAGCTACGCTCAAGCGTCCGAGAACACCGTCAGATCGAGTTTTCGCCAACGTCACTTTTACCTGACTGAACCATGGCAAAAAACACAGAGCCTGTCTTCACCAAGAGCCCCGTCCTGGGGCAAGCGGCGATCAGCGCGGCCAACACCAACATCGACGGCAGCGGTACTATCGTGGCCGTCGTGGACGGAGGGGTGGACGGCATCCGAATCGACCAGATCGAGGCCAAGGCGGAGGTGGCCACGACTGCGGGGATGGTCCGACTCTTCCTGTCGATCGACTCGGGCACGACCTGGGAACTGTGGCGAGAGATCGACGTGGCAGCGCTCACGCCATCGGCCACCGTACAAGCCTTCGTTGCAGCCCTGAATCTCTCGGTCGCCCTGGACGACCCCCCGCTCCTGCTGGCCGACGCCACGATGGTCCTGGGGGCCTCCACCAATAACGCTGAAGCGTTCAACGTCTTCGCGAGAGGTGGCAGCTTCACCGCATGAACGAGGGTCTCCACGCATCGTCGCAGGGCGGATTCTTCCGCGTCCTCATCGATCAGGCCGACTTTTTCTTTCGGCTCGCGAAGGACGAGATTCCCAACGCCGGCTACATCAATAAGTTCGGCCACAACGAGGATGTGAGTACGGCCACGACGCCTGAGGACATGTGGCACATCGGAGGCCTCTGGGTGCCTCCTACGCAAGCCCGGATCCACAACCTCACCAGCACTGAGGTCAACGACACGATCCTCGGCTCAGGGGCCCGAACGGTGAAGGTCACTGGCCTGACCGCCTGGGACCTGCTCCCGGTCACCGAGATCGTCGAGATGGACGGCCAGGGTGACGTGCCCACGGACAACGCCTATGTGATAATCTACCGGATGGAGGTGCTGACATTCGGGGCGCTGGCCGAGAATGAGGGCCTAATCACAGCTACTGCAGTAACCGACGCCACGATCACGGCGTCGATCGAGGAGAACCACGGCCAGACCATGATGGCCATTTTCGGGATTCCGGCGCAGCAGAGCCTGCAGTTGTTGAGCTACTACATTGGCTGGAGCCGAACCGGTGGGGCGTCCAACAACGCTGGCGTAACTTTGCGCGTGAATCAGAGGCCCGACCAGGCGGACGGAGGCTTCGTCGCGAAGCACCACCTGGGCCTCTTCGGGGGGGGAAACACCTATATCCAGCACAAATTCAAGCCGTATTTCGTCATCGAAGGGCCTGCAATTGTCAAGGTCCAGATCGATGACGTGAGCGCCAACAACACGGACCTCACCGCTGGCTTCGACGGGATCATTGTTACAAACTGATCGGGAACGACTCTAAGGGACGGACGACATGGCTCTTTCATCTACACGCTTCGGGGGAGGCAGCGGATCCTCGACCACGACGCTCGCGCCTGGTGGGAAGAGCTTCACGTTCGATGAGATCCCGGACATTCGCGAGGAGAGCGAGGACGGTCACGGCACGCCCGACGAGAGTGACAACGACCGCATAGGGTGGGCGACCTTCCTCTTCGACTCTCAGGACGACGTACTCAGGCGCTGGATGCGTCAGGTGGAGGAGAACGTCAGGATGTTGGCGGGCCAGCAGTGGTCGGTCTTCAATCCCCGCATGGGCCGGTTCGTGGACGTTACCCAGTGGATGACCGCCGAAGAGAAGAAGTGGCGTCAGAGGCCGGTGTTCAACCGCCTGCTAACGTGGTTCATCATCACACATGCGAGGATGACGGAGAACCCGCCGATCGTCACGTTCACGCCGGGGCCTGACCGCATCGACGCCATGCTTGCCGCCACGATGGACGTGATCTTCAAGACGAAGTGGCGCGAAGTGAAGATGGCGGAAATCTGGGACCGGGCGAGCGCCTGGCTGATTCCGGCCGGCATGGTCTATCTGCAGAGCACCATCGACCTGAACAAGGGCGACTTCATCCGGTTCGAGGGCCAGCCATCGGAGGAAGACCTGGAGGGGTTCAGCACGGAGCAGCAGGACGTGCTACGAGAGTTCCAGGGCGGCGAAGAGAACATCGGCTTCGACGCGGACGGGAGGCCACAGTTTGACGAAGAGACCGGTCAGGTAATGGGCCCTGAGTCTGGCTTTGCAGAGCGAAAAGGCGACCTGGCGGTGGAGGTCCTGAACCCTGTGCAGGTTCGTGGCGAGTGGGGACCGAGTCCCTGGCACGAGAAAAGCTGGCACAGCGTGCGGAGCTTCCTGACGAGCGCCGAGGTCTTCGAGACCTACGGCGTGAGACTCACTGGATCTTCTACGCCCAAGGTCGGTGGCAGCAACACCGGAGTCGCCGAACGCCTCACCTACGGTGACGGATACTTCGGGGCCGCAGATCCTGCGGTATTCGGTGGCGGCTTCAGCGCCGACGTGACGATCCCAGAGCCCACGCATGAGGTCTTCACGCTCTGGCACAAGCCAGCGCCCTACGCTCGCATGCAGGAGACCCCGGAAGAGCCCGGCGGCCGGCTGTTGGTGGTCACTCGCAAAGAGGTCCTGCACGACAGCACGCGCCCAGTGCGCTATCCCAGCACGAGCCCCATACGGCGCTTTGAGTTCATTCGTCTCCCAGGGCGGCCCGCCAGTGGCTCGACGCCTCAAGAGGCCATGAACCAGCCCCAGAGGGTCTTCAACAAGGTCGCAGCGCTCATCATCGAGCACACGAACCTGTCCGCGAACCCGATCAAGATCATCGACACGAATAGTGGCATCGAAGAGAGCATGATCACGAACCGGCCCGGCCTGAACCTGAAGGTGAACCGCCGGGACCGGATCCCGCCGTTCGAGTGGGTCGCTCCGCCCCCGCTTTCCCAGGACGCCTACCGCACCCTGGAGTTCATGCGGAACGAGATCGATGACATCGGGAATCTGACTGGCACCGAAGGTGAGACGCCCACCCAGGATGCGTCCGGTGAGCTAATCAAAGAGCTTCGGTTCAACTCAGACCGCTTCCTCGGCCCCACGATGCGTCGGGCTGCAGAAGAGATGGCCAGGATGGCGGAAGACTGGAAGGTCATCCTCCCCGTCATCTACGATGAAGAGCAGATCCTCACGTACGCCGGGGCCGACAACGTCGCCCGTACGATCGTGGTGCAGCCCGAGATGTTCGAGCAAGGCTCCGTGAACGCCCTGGCCGACGTGGAATCGATGCTCCCAGAGGGCAGGGGCGAGCGCCAGAAGAACATCACGGCCCTCTACGCCAACGGGCTCTTCGGTGCCCCAGGCACCCCTCAGGCCACGGCCACCTTCTTCGAGCTTTCCCAGTTCCCACACCTCGGTCGAGCCGGCAAGTTCGGTGGAGTACACCGGATCACGGCAGACCAGGAGAACGGCAAGATCCTGCAGGGGGTTCCTGCGATGGAGATCCCTGTGTTCGAGTGGTACAACGACCTGGTCCACCTCCTCTCCCACGAGGAATTCATGTCCTCGCCGGAGTTCCTGGAGTTGGATCCGACCATTCAATCCCAGTTCGATATCCACAGGAAAATGCACATCATCAACATCACGATTAAGACCCAGCAGTCCGCAGAGGCCGACCCCGATGGTGGCGAGGCTGGAGACAACCAGTTCAGTGGGAACGATCGCCCCGAGGGCGGTGGTGCTGCCGGGTCACCTGAAGGCGCTGCGACTTCGAGTTCGAGTCCAGCGGTCACACCTGGATCCGCAACCCGGAATCCTGAAGGCATCCAAGAGGCACCAGCAGCGGCGGGCCAGTAGACCCCCCGCGAAAATAACCTGGAGGTACGACAGTGAGTGATCAGGCCGATGCCGCCGCCGCCGATGACGGCGCAGGCGACGACGACAAGGACGAAGGAACCAAGGGCCCCCCGACGATTGAAGAAGCTCTTGCTCGGGCACGGAGCACGCTGAAGGAAAAGGGCACCATGTTTGCGGCTGCAGATGACGACGACGCGGACGACGATGCGGACGACGATGCGGATGACGACGCGGACGACGACGCGGATGACGACGACGATGATGATGACGCGGACGCGGACGACGACGACGACGCGGACGACGCGGACGGGGATGATGATGATGATGATGATGATGATGACGCGGACGATGGGGATGATGCGGATGACGACGCGGACGACGACGACGCGGATGGGGATGACGACGACGACGACGATGATGACGATGATGACGATGATGATGAGCCCGAGACCTTCACCGTAAAGCTCCCCGGCAGGGAGCCGGGCAGCGACGACGTTGAGATCGAGGTCACCGACAAGGAAACGGCCGAACGCCTCAACCAGATGCGTAACGGCTTCATGCGCGGCGAAGCAGTACGCACCAGAGAATCCGAACTACAGGTGGTTCAGAACGAATTGCAGGGGATCAGTGAGCAGTTCGAGCTAGATCCGGCTGGATTCGTGCTGGATTACGTAGAAGACGAGAAGAGCCTCGCCCAGGTCGCTTTGGCGCTGCTAACCGAGAAGAGCGTCTGGGCTACACTGGAGCCAGTGCTCGACAAGCTCCTGTCGGACCCCGGTGAACTCAGGACCCTGCAGGCCGAAGCCAAGGCGGCACGCCTGGAGGCGAAGGGTGAGTTGAAAGAGGTGATCGCGGCTCGTCAGGAGCAGAGCAAGAACGGCCAGCAACTGCGCGAAGCCATTGACCTAATGGTGCCTGAGGTGATGGGCTCAGGGGTCAGAGAGCAACTGATCCAGGACTTGACTCGGGACGTTGTTAGCCATATCGATAGGAACAAGCTGCAGAAACTCGAAGTCAAGGATCTCCCTACGATTGTGGCGGATCGGCTTCAACTTTCTGGGATCGACCCTCTCGAAGCTAGAAAGGCGATCAAGGACGGCTCCCGGAGCCGGGCTAAGGTTTCGACCAAGAAGAGTCCGAAGAAGAAGGCGAAATCCGGGAAAGAACTCGTCAGGGCCAGTGCCAAAAGGAAAAAAGTGGCGGCAGCGCCGGGACCCGGCAAGAAGTCTGCCCTCACCCAACCTACGAAGCTGCCGGCGGGCCAGTCGATCAAGGAACGTCTCGCACACGTCCGGAAACAGGGCGGAATCGGGAAGTTCATTGGTGGGTAACCCTCTGAATTAAAGGTTGGGGATCATGGCCAGTGCGACAACTACGACCAGTGCCATCACCGAAGCGATGAAAGTCATCTTCGCTGACCCCCTGATCACGAACATCGTCGAGGACTCCGAGTTGCTGTCCATTTTCCAAACGGACATGAACGTCAACGTGGACGATACGACTGGTGGCCGGTACATCGAGATGGCTCACTACTTCCAGCTTCCGGCTGGCGTAGGGGCCCGTGGGGAGAACGAGTACATCCCCGAGGCCGATGACCCCGTCTTCAAGAACTCCAGGCTCTTCCTCAGGAAGATCCAGGGGACCGTGGAGATGACCGGCGACACGATGCGTCGTGTGGTGGGTGATGAAGGTGCTTTCATCAATTACATGGAGCGGGCCCTTCCGGACCTCGTGACCAGGTTGGTCAACGAGATCGATCGGATGTATATCGGCTTCGGTGCCGGTATCAAGGCTCGCGCCGAACTCACTCCGGTACGCCCCTCCTCGGGCGTGCTCGAAGTAACCGTCAACCGCGCACTCGGCGTGGACGGCTTCACCGACGCCTTCCTGCAGTTCCTGGAGGGCGAGCGGATCGTCTTCGACCCGGCTGCAGACGGCCAGACGCTCACGACCGGAGGCGGCTTCCAGTCGCTCAGGGTCACGGACATCGATGAGGACAACAACCTCATCACCTTCGTCGGAAACGACACCCTGGTGGCGGCCATCGTGTCTGCAGGGGCAGATCAGTATCTGTTCCCCGGCGACGAGGCCGGAACGTCCACCCAGAACTCCTCGGGCGTCGATCGAGAGATCGCCGGGCTGATGGCTGGTGCGGACGACGGCGGGATCATCGCCACGTACAACAACATCTCTCGGACTGGTGCCAATTCCAGGCTGTGGAAGTCCATCATCATCGATGGGTCGGATGCGGTTTGGGGCGGGCAACTGACGGAAGAGTTGCTGAGTTTCGCGGACGATGAGGTCGCCGTGAAGGGCGCGGGCAAGATCGACACCATCGTGTCGTCTCGTTCCGCCGCTCGTGGGTACTGGCAGTCCCTCAAGGGCGACCGGGTCTTCAACGACCCGAGGAGCTTCTCTGGGGGCAAGGGCGGCCTGAGCATCCTCCTGGGTGACCGCGAGGTGCAGATGAAGGTGGCGCGTAAGCTGCCGCCTGAGGTCTGTTTCGCTCTGCAGGCCGATACCTGGCGTCGGTTGACGTTGGGTACGTGGGACTGGGACGACCGTACGGGATCCATCTGGAACAGGGTCATCGACGCGGTCGGCCGGAAGGATGCGTTTTTTGCAGCGGGGAACATGTACGAGCAGTTGTTCTGCACGGCCCCGAGAAAGAACGTCCGCATCGACAATCTGAACGCGGCGTTCTAGCAGCAGCAGGTGGATAAACTGGGGGGGGCTTCGGTCTCCCCCAGCGCCACATCAATGCTCACTGAACCACGAGGACCACATGTCTACCCAAGATCGCAACATCCACAGGGACGCCATCGCTCTTCGCAGAGTTTTGAGCATCCCGGTCACGGTACCGGTAGCGGGGAACGATCAGGACGAGCCCCTCTACGCCTACCAGCCCCGGTACAACTACCGGGTCTCAGACCTCAGCGCCTATGCGGCCGTCGTCGCCACTGCGGCCGTGATCGTGAAGGCTCAGGTAGTTCCGCCCCTGGCCACGGTCGGCGAGCCCCAGCTTGGCGATGATTCGGCGATTACGTTCACCATCGAGGAGTTGTGGCAGAACGACCTCGGCGTCCTCACGAACGTCGCCGCCGACGCCACAGCGGACTTCTCAGCGGCCTTCACGGTGCTGGACGGGTTCTGGGGTGTCGTGCTCGTCCTGCTGGACGGAGCACAGGCTCAGACGACCGTGGCGCAGGCTCCGGTCATGGCCTTCGCGACCGAGGCCCTCGCGCTGGCAAACGCACCGAGGGTCCCAGCGGGCCGTGGTGTCGTAGCGATCCTCACGATCAATGCGGTCGGTGCAGACTTCGTGGGGCTGACGGACGACACGGACACGGCCGACTCCTTCAACACGGCCCCGCGTGATGGGCATGTCGCCAACCTGGCGATCAACACCGGTTCCCAGCAGGTCAACGCGACCCTCGCCCAGAGCCTCGAAGACGCTTCCGGGACGCGGATCCTCCAGGGCAAGGGCGGGGTCGGCGGAGATCTCCTGGTCGTTACCGGCCGCATGACCGGTTCGGCCGTTCTGACCGACGCGGTGGCCCATGTGGACATCAGGCCCTTCCCGGCGCAGGGTGAGGGCATGGGCAACATCTCGGCGTCGAACACTGAGCCTTCGTTCGTGCCGTAGGTTGGAACGCTTCATCGATATCCCGGTTGAGAAAGAGGTGCCCGAGTGGGTTATCGGGCACCTCCGGGAGATCCATCCCATGGCCGAACTCATCTACGTGGACAACGGCTGGTGGTGGGTCGGCATCGTCAAGCCAGAGGCTCCCGCCCGCGAGGCCGCGAGGACCGCCCTGGACCGAATGCCTTCCGACACACCGTGGCCAATCAGGAGACGTTGGCTGCTCCAAGAGCAGGGGTTCGCGCTCTGTGGCAAGTACAGGTTCGGAGACGAGGGCCCCGAGTGGAGCGCCATCGTTGAGGACTTCCGGTTCGCCGACTTCGTGTGGACGAACTGGGGCACACCGAACGAAACAATCCGGGCCCAGATTGACGAGTCCGGTGTACTGGATGACGAAATCCGCCTCAAGGCCCGTGCGGCTACGGTCGAGAGGCTGAAGGCTGACGAGAGATACCTGTTCAGCCGTCTAATTCGACAGAATCCGGCACCCGTGTCGGTGGGAGTTGATCTGTAATGGGCCACTTTGGATCTCGTGTAATCGGAACGAAACGGGCGGCGGAAGAGGCAGTAGTCGCGGAGGTTCGCGCAGACCACTTCGGGCCACGGGTCATCGGCGAGGTGCTCAGGCGCAGGCGTGCGATAGCCGGCATTTCCACCGCCGACGACGCCAACGCTGAGGCTGCAGAAAAGGACACCCGTTCCGATCCGAAGAAGAAGAAGAAGAAGCGGGCGAAGAAGGCGAAGAAGGCCGAGGCCAAGGTGGAGGCGACGGGCGTTGCCACCCCCGAAGAGAAGTCCGAACTGCGTGCAAAGGCGGACCTCGAAGACGTGGAGGTCTCCACGACCACCATCGAAGAGCTTCAGAAGGCCCTGGCCGACAACCCGACCTTCTACGAGCCCCTGTATAGGTCCGAGTTCGCCCGCGCATCGGGCCCGAGGAAGACGGCACTGAGGATCTTCCTGCTCTACGAGATGGATCACGAGAACCGTGACAGCAGGAAGCTGGAGATCGAAGAAGCGATCGAGGGAAAACAAGCCAAGTAGGGGGACCCTATGACGTTGGTGCGGCCTACGGCCGATCTCTCATCGTTTCCAGCACCTGGCTGGACGACAGCGCCTCTCTTCTCCAAGGTCAATTCGGAGGATCCGGATGATGCGACCTTCCTGACGGCGCTAGCTCCGGGTGCCGAGGACCCTCAAGTCGCGCTGCAGATTGCGGACCTGGAGATCCCGTACGGCTCCTCCGGACGCATCGAAGTTCGTGTGCGGATGCGCTGGAACGAGGTCCTCACGGAACTACCCACCTTCGTGAGGATCGGGCTCGCCGACGCTGCAGACCTGGGCGTCACAGACCCGACGCTGCTCTTCGAGAGGTCCCTCCTGGGGACCAACATCGTGAGCCTCAGCGCCCTCGACTTCGAGACCTACGAGGTGGCGTTCGACTTCGACGACTTCGCTGGCCTGGCTTCGGCCATGGGCGTCTACGTCGAGATGACGCCCAACGCGGCGGACGCGACTGCAGTTGGGCACATCTCCTGGATCGAAGTGCTCGCGTGCGTGTCGGCGGTCCAGGTCGAGGGCTGCAGCCTGGGGAGCCTGACGGCCGGAGAGGTCATCAACAACGCCAGGGACCACCACACCAGCTTCGACGCCAGGAAGCACCCCAACGCGACACTCCTCCGGCTGCTCTCCAGCTACCAGAGGGACATCACCGCGAAGATCGCTCAGGTGAACGGAGCGCTGTGCGCCTCCGACATCCTGGTCACGCTCCCGCTGGACGACTTCAGCGCCGGGGTCACGCTGCCGTCGTTCGTCTACATGATGCCCAACGTCACGCTCCGCACGCTGGCTGGCACGATAGAGCCCATCGACCTGGTGAATGCGACGTTCCGATCCGAGTTCGAGATGGACAGGAAGTTCGCGTACCTGAGGGGAAACAAGCTCTTCCTGGGTCGGATCGAGGAGAACTACACCTCGTACAATCAACTGCAACTGCAGCTTGTACTGACTCCGCCGAACCTGGTGGCCCTCACGGATCCGCTCGTGCTCCCCGACTACGGCGTGGACGCCTACGTGGGGCACCTCGTGATGAAGATGGCGCTCCGGGATGGCCTGGAGGGCTCACTGCTCAACCAGGCCGGCACACTGGAGACCGCCTTCCTGAACGCCGTCGCCCAGCAGAAGGGCGCAGAGGCGTCCCACACGCTCGACGCCTGGCCTGGGGGCTTCTAATGGCCGTCACGACCACCGTACAGGACATCCTGGATGCGGCCTACGCCAAGTCCACGAAGAACCAGCCCGGAACGATCGCCAACGAAGCCGTCGAGCTTCTCAGCGTCGTCGCGAGGAAGCTGGCCGGGCTCTACTCGTTTGCAGCCCGAATCGATCCGACGCACTTCGCGGTAACGGCCAATGTCGTGGGCTCGGGGAGTGTCTGGATCAAGCCAGAGGCAGCGGAGGTGATCTTCCGCATCGAGGACTCGGCTGACACCGAGGTCGTGGTGGTGCCGATCGATGACCGACTGGCTGCAGATCCCAAGCCCGCCCTGTACGAGTTCGGCCAGACGTTCATCGCGGAATCGACTCAGGCCGCCCCGCCAGGTGCCACCGACACACTGACGTTCTGGTTCTCCAAGCGCCCGGACGATCCCAACCCGAACGACCTCACGGGGGTGCTGGATCTCTCCTGGGACGAGGCCTACAACGAGCTTCTGATTCTTGAGGTGGCGCTCTACCTGGCCCTGAAGGATGGGCGTGCAGACGAGGTTGAGATGCTGAAGCAAGAGCGGAACACATGGGCCGCTCTGTTCGCGAGCCACCTGGCCAACAGGATCGCGAACCTGCAGCGGCGCTTCGGCCACAAGAGCTTCGTGAACGTCGAGACACTGCTTCCAATGCTGACTGGGGGTGCTTGAGCCGTGACGTTCGACGAGATCATTGACAACGCCAAGGCACGCGGCCTGGAATTCGGGTCGAGCTTCCCGACCACCAACCGGGTGCTGTACAGGCGCATCGAGATCCACCAGCAGGAGCTTTTCAGCCAAGCGAGCCGGATCAACCCGGACTACTTCGGGGTGTCCGCCAAGGGCCCCCTCGACGCCGAGTTCGCCCTCGACCTGAAGGGCCTTGAGGTATCGGTCGGCGTGGACCCGGCATCCGCCGTCACCAGGGTGGAAATCCAGGACGCAGGAACGCACCCTACGCTGGTCACGGGCGATCAGGTGAACCTCGTGTCCCAGTCAGACCGCGAGGCCGCTCTAGCGCCACGTATGACCCTCAGAAACTTCGTTCTGAGAGGTATCGGCACCGACCTGACCGGGGTCGTGAGCGTTTGTGTGTACTACGGGTACCGTCCGGAGAATTTTGCAACGCCGATGGACGGTACCGAAGAAGCTGAATTGCCTGACGTGTACCAGGAGCTTCTGGTCATCGATGCCACGAAGTGGATGCTGAAGCAAACCCTCAGCATGAATGTCGAAGCGAGGGCTGGTGCGATAGCCGCGCTGTCCGAGGAAGAGGATGAGATGAGCGGCGCGTTCATGGCGGAGGTGGCCGATTACGCTGGTGGCCAGGTCTCCAGGTTCGGGGACGTGCGCGGTTCCCAGAGGCTGTAGTTCATGCCGATCAAGCCCGTTCTCCCGGACCTGGAAATCGAGTACGACGCCAGGAACATCACGGTGGCGGATCTCGCGACCGTCACGCTCTGGCCGGATTCCAGCGGGAACGCAAACGACGCCACCCTGATCACGGGCTCGCCCCAGTTCCAACAGCGAGGCTGGGTGTGTGACAACCAGTTCGCGGATGCGGTGGAGTTCGTGATCTCTCCCGCCGAGGTCCTGGGCTTTGACGGAACCCCGTTCATCAACACGGACATGACCTGGTTCTTCGTCGGCGAGATCACGGACTTCGCTGTAGGGCTGCTCTTCACGGGCGGCACGGCACCTGGTAACGCCACGAGGAGCATGGTGCAGGCGTTCGCCTGTGGCACCAACTGCGGTCTCGATGCCGGGGCCGTGGGTGTCGCGATGTTCGACACCGACCCTGGCAACCCGTCTGATATCATTTCTGCACCCGGTTTGGTGGAGCAGGGCAGCAAGTTCATCCTCACCTATCGGACTGATGCTGCAACGCTCACTGGCAAGATCCTCCGGCTGAACGGCGAGCAGGTTGCCTTCCTGTCCGACCGGAGGAAGCTGATAAGCTGGCCGGGTGCTGCCATGAACCGGGTCCTCTCGTCCCTGCATGGAAGCGGAAGGGTCCTGTGGATCTCTGGGCACACGTCGGCGCTCTCAGATTCTGAGATCGTCGCCATGGAGTCCTACCTGGCCGGGTGCTTCCCGTGCCTTGGCGCGAGCCTGCTTGTGGGCTGCAAGCCGCCGGTCTCCACGACCTGGTCGGCCTGCGATGCGGAGCCTGGCCCTCCTCCGGTCCCGAAGCCGGAGATCGCTGGACTCGAAGTCGAGTTCGACGCTCGCGAGATCGTCGGGCTCTCGGACCTGGAGTCGATCGTCACCTGGCCAGACAGCAGCGGGAATGCCAACGACGCGACCGCGAGCGGCACCCCCACGTACGAGGCGACCGGATGGGTCGAGAATGCCCTCCCGGACGTGCTGATGGACAAGGTCGCCGGGAACGACTTCTTCGCCTTTGACGGCTCGGGATTCATCGGGACGGAATTCTGCTGGTTCTTCGTCGTCGAGGCAACCTCGCTGGCCGCAAGCGTGGTCATAACCGGCGGATCGAATGTCGGCAATCTGCAGTGCATTGAGATCGCGATCCTGTCCAGCGGCGGCATCCTGTTCAGCAAGAACGTCTCGGAGACCGGCGCTGATGTCGCCACCACTGCGACAGGGCTGGTATCCGAAGGGGATCGCGTCATCATCACCTGCCGCCACACAAATGCGGAGGGCATGATCATCCGCCTGAACGGCACCCAGGTTGGGGTGGCCGCTGGTGGCGTGAACGACTTGAATGGCTGGCCGGATCCGTTCATCGGCAACATCATCAGCGTTGCCTTCAGCACCGAAGCCAGGCTAGCATGGCTCTCTGGGTACACGAGCGATGTCTCGGATGCGGACATTCTGCTCATGGAAGAGTTCCTGGACAGCGTCTGGTTCGCCTAATGCCGATCATCCCACTCCCCTTCGGTGAGGGCCTTCGCAGGTCCGATGGCAGAATGGTCGTCGCGCCCAACACCTTCGACGATCTTCGCAACGTGTACCAGTACGAGGGCAAGGCTCAGGTCCGCGCAGGCATGACGGAAACCGACCGACTGCTCCACGGGAACGAGGCCACCGGGATCCTGACCCTGACAGGGCAGCCCGGTGACACCGAGACGGTCACGATCGACACCAAGGTCTACACGTTCCAGACGGTCCTCACCGACGTGAACGGAAACGTCTTCATCGGTGCTACGGCCTCGGATTCGTTGGACAATCTCATCGCTGCGATCAACCTGGACGCTGGGGCCGGTACGCTCTACGCCGCCTCGATGACGCTGCATCCCACCGTGGAGGCATCTGCAGGCACAGGTGACACCATGGATGCGATCGCCAAGACCGCCGGGCTCGCGGGCGACAGCATCGCCACCACCCAGACCCTGACCAGTGGGACGTGGGGCGAGGTGACGTTGACGCGGGACCTGGACGTGGCGCTGGCGCTTTCTCCGCTCCGCTCTGAGAACGCGGCCGTGGGCGTGGGGCAGATCACGGTCAATCCGGACCCCCTGCTGATCGACGAGATATGGGTGAACCGCCTCAGCATCGGAGGGCTAAACGCCACCGAACTCGGGCTCTACGGCCAACTGGCCGGAGGTTTCACGTTCAACCCGCCGATCATCATCCTGGCGGACTCCGACAACAAGGTCTTCATCGCCCACGACGAGCCGAACGTGAGCGCTCGCCTGGTCACGAAGTATTACGACCCGACTGCGTTCCCCCAGCTAGTCGATCTGCAGGCCGATCTCGACGGTGACGGCCTGGCGGACGTGTTCTTCCGGGGCGTCGTTCGGCACCTGAGCTACATCTTCGGATGGGGTTACGGGAGTGCCCTTGAGCCCGACCGCATCGACGTGGTCCGTGTGAGCGATGGCGGCAATCCGACGATCTTCAAGGACTTCGGTTTCTTCGAAGCCGGCCAACGCGGCGAGCCCGTGATGGTCTGTCGCCCTGCAGGAAAGTCTCTGATGGTTTTCAAGGAGACCGAGACATACCAGATATTCGGGTACTCTCCAGACACGTTCGGAATTCGGCCTGCAGATACGCTATTCGGCTGCGTCGGGTCTCGATTGGCTGTCAGTGTTTCTGGGACTGTGTTCTTCTGGAGTGTCCAGGGTCCTCGGATTATCACAGGCGGTGCAGATTCGGTGGACATCGCCGTACCGCTCGACCTCGACGGCCCGGATCCCGCCACCCTGGTAGCGGAGTCCGACCCCCAGGACGCCTTCGCCGAGTACGACCCCGCGACGAGGGTGGTCAACTTCGTCTGGGGGAAGCGTGTCTACGCCCTGTCGATCAGGAACCAGAGTCGCCCGAGGTGGAGCTATTACGAACTCCAAGAGACCGCTCAGTGTGGCGCTCAGTTCTTCGACACCCAGAGCACTGCCGGTGGTGGTGGACAGCCTGCAGATGGGCCCGTGTTCGGCTCGCTCACGACGCTCGACTCGGAGAGCATCCAGGTAGACTGGGACAACATCGGCGCGACCGGCGGGGAGCAGATCGAGATCCACGTCTCCTCCGATGGCAAGGTCTCGTACCTGCAGTTGGGTGAGGTGACGTACGACGGCACCGCACAGCAGACCGCCGTGATCACCGGGCTCCAGCCGAACACGTTGTACGACTTCAGCCTCCGGTATCGCCGTGCGGGCCTCTACAACCCCAGCGCATCTCCTGGCGGAAGCGATCCCAGCACCTGGCCCGCTGGCGCTCAGTCGTCCATCACCACTCCGATCGGGCTTCCCGCTCCGATCCTGAGGGGCGCAAGCAACGGCACTTGGGAGCCAACTGGGATAGGGACCCAGCAGATCACGATCGGATGGACGATCCCCGCTGGCCACTCCCTGTTGGACATCGAAGTCGAACGTAGGATCTACACAGAGGGGCTGACTACCACCCAGGACGTGGACGGTCGCGGCATAGGCCCACCGGACACCGCTGGGGTTCCTGGTGCCTTCGGGGCCCTGGTGACGCTCCCCGCCGGCACGACCGAGTACGTGGACACCGCCATCACGTCCCACCGTTGGCATGAGTACAGGTTCCGGTTCGTGAGCGGCACGCCGTACACGGCCGTCATGCCGTGCTGGGCTGGGCCCGACGCTCCGGCTGCAGATTGGACTGCGATCGGCGCTGGCATCAGGGACCGGTTCGAGTCAGCGTGGACCAACGCTAACCAGCCCATCGGTCGCTTGCTCTGCCCTGGTCCCGTGAACCCACCGGACAACCACGTCACGCTCGGGTACACGAACAACATGACGCAGACCGCAACGTCCGATAACTGGCTGGTCGGCGAGACCTGGGAGCAGGCACCACCGTACAACACTGCAGGCATCACGACCGTCAAGGAAACCCCGGCTGGAGATGACGAGACTGCACGCATCGGCCTGCGCCACGAGGTGACGTGTTTCGGGACGGTTTACCCAAGCTACTGGGCCAAAGTCACGGCGACGGCGAACTACCGTGTGGGCCTCGTGGGGCCAGCGCTCTAATGGCCGGCACGCCTATCCCCACCCTGTTTTTCGGGGGCCGAGACGTAGTAGCTGGCGTCCTGAAGACGAACGACGGCTTCAAGGACAACACGGTCGATTACGCGGTCCTGGCCAAGTCGAATCCGGTGGCCCCTGTCGGAGCCGCTGGAGAGTGCATCTTCAAGAACGTCTACATCACCCTGACCCACTCGATGGCCGTCACGGTGAGGTTCGTCCCCATCGTGGACTTCGTTGCGCTGGATGGCACGGGTGGGCAGCCAGACGAGAGGCTCTCCATCGTGCTCCCGGATCTCACGGGGCCCGGCAGGCTCACTGAGCGCTTCGAGATGGGCCTGTCGCTACCCTTCCCACTGACAGGTACGGAGCGCATCAGAAATGCGCTGCGTGGTGCCTGGTTTCAGTTGCAGGCCGAAACCGTTGGCTCACTGGCGGCAGGGGATTTGATCTTCGAGCAGATTGAACTTGACTACGAGGTGGTGCGCGAGAGTTTGGTCGCGGAAACGCCGTAAGGGTATTAGCATTCTACTTCACGCTGCAGGGGTTTCGTAATGGCTAGAGACGATTTCTTCACCCGTCAACGCCCGAAGCTGGAGGAGGAGTTCACCTCACTCCGCGAGGGTCTCGGTGATCGTGCCACAAGGGCCTCAGAGGCTGGCGTGGCCGGCGCGGAAGCGTTCGACCCATCCCAGGCGGTCACCAACTTCGGCAGCGGCTTCCTGGACGAAGCACGCGAAGGCCTCGGGCAGGACTTCGAGTCCCTGGTCGGGGAGTCGGTCGGATCCGGGAGGCTCCGCACGGGGTTCTTCCAGCGGGACGCAGGCCGCCTCTTCCAGGACTTCAACCGCCGGGTGTCCAACGCGATCGCCCTGCAGTCGCTTGAGGCCTCGCGCCAGAGCCTCTCGAACATCCAGGGGCTCCAGCGCACCGGTAGCGACCTGCTCGGCCAGCAGATCGACGTACTCGGGGGCGCATTCGATCGCTCCACTGCAGAGGAGAACGCCAAGGGCGGCAGTCTCTTCGGGAGAATCTTGGGAGGAGCGGCCGGGCTCGTCCTGCCGGGGGTGGCCGGTAAGGTCGCCGGGAAACTCGGTGACAAGGTCTCAGGGGCGCTCGGGCTATGACCTTCCGTCCTTCGGTGGTTCCGGACAGGGACAATGACATCGTCTCGACGTTCACCAGGAGCTTCGAGCGTGCCCGCAATCTCGTACGTCAGGATCAGGCAGATGTGAGGGAGCGGAAGGCGTTCGATCTCGAACAGCGCGTGCGTACACAGGCCCTGGAGGACCGTGAGTTCGAAGCCGGAGTCAGGCGTGGTCAGCCGGGCGTGTTCAGGACCGATGGAGGTGCCGGTCAGGCCGGTGGCGCAGAGCCGATCGCTGAAGCGCTGGGGGCGGCAGGGGCCGTCTCTCCGGCGTTCGGTCCTGACCTCGGGGCCGTTCGTGAGGTCGCGAAGGGTGGCGTAGGCGTACGCACGGAACCTGGCCCTGCAGATGCAGTCGATGTCGGGGGCGGGTTCGCGTTCTCCCGCAGGATGCAGCAGGAAATCGAGGCCGGGGAACTCCTCACTGAACAGGAGGCCGAAGAGGTCTCGCCTGCAGCGGAGCGTGAGGGGCTGGAGACCAGGGCGGAGGCGCGTAGGCTTCGCGGCGAAGAGCGTACGGCGGAGGCGGAGGCCACCGGGCGAGAGCACTCCAAGGCGAACGCGCTGCGTGCACAGTTCCCAGACGAGCTTGAGGGCATCGCCGACGACGTTCAGGTCATCGAGCAGGGTAGGTTGCTCGTACAGCAGGCCATTCGTTCGACGCCCACGGGATCCCAGATCACGAGCGCGGGCACCCGTAGGGACCAGTCGAGGGCCGCCATCCTGGCCAACTTCCAGAGGAAGCTGGCCGTGCAAGAGCGTGAGGCGAGCGGTCAAACGCTGGGCGAGAGAATGATCGCCAAGCGTCTCGGAGAGACCCCTGCCGAGATCGATCGCGGAGAAATCATGCGCGAGACGATCCGTGAATCTGCAGCGGCAGGGGACATTACGGCCGCAGAAGCACAGAACCTCATGGGCGACGTGGAGGCCATGCTGACCGAATCGAGTGCGACCGGTCCTGCTGGCGGTATCCTGTCCCAGTCTGAGATCGAGGCATTTGCGGCTGCAGTTGAGGACCTCCCGGCGGCAGAGAGGGATGCGGAACTCCGCGACCTCGGGCTCGACGACGACGCCATCAAGCAGATCCTTGGCGGGTAGGCCGTGCCAACCCAGGCCCCAGCCGCCAGAGGTCAGGACGCTCTAGCTGCAGCGAAGAGACGCCGGGCCCTGCGGGAAGCCAAGAAGCGCCGTGAGGCCAGGACGAAGACCGGCACCGGTAGTGCACTAGACCAGGTCCGCTCGGACGTTGCAGTCGATGCGCCTCGGGACACTACGGGCAGCAGGTTCAAGGCAGCCACGGGCCCGGACACGAAGCTCGCCGATCTCGCGACTTCTGGTGCCGCACAGATCCTCACCCGAACTGCAGAAGGGGTCACCAAGCTGGGGCGGACGGTCCTGGAACTCGGTCAGAGGATCGGAATCGACGACCCGACTCGTACGCCCCAGGCGGTAGCCAACCTACGGGCGAGAGAGGAACTCCTCGCAGAGGTCCTGCCTGAGCCGGAAGGCAAGGTCGGGCAGATCGGCGCGGCCCTCGTGCGCGAGGCTCCATCCTTCCTGGCGGCATCGGTGCTCTCGGCTGGTGCGGCGGGACCGGCGAAGGCCGCCTCGTTTGTAGGCCGTACTCTGCACAGGGCCAAGCGAGGGGCGGGACTCGGAGCCGCGTTCGAGGTCACGAGCGGGGATGTCCTGGAGGAGGGCCTGGTCGGTGTGGCCAAGGAAGCTGCCCTCTTCGCCGGGCTCGAAGCTGGCATCATCGGCCCGTTGGCTGAACTCATCCTCCCGAGTGGTGCTCGTGCGGTGGCCAGGAGACGCGCTGCAGCGGGCAAGGACCGCGCTCGGGTCCTGAAGGCCAACAGGGAGAGGCGTACAGGCGCGAGGCTCGTCGCAGAGGGCGCTGAGGGCCGTGTAGGGCCAGAGAGACAGCTTGGGCCGGGTGGTGAGGCCCCCCAGGGTGCCATACCGGCGACAGGCGACATAGCTCCCCTGCGTGAGCGCGTCTTCCCTGGCACAGAGCCCGCCCGTCGTACCAGGGCCTTCGTGGGACCGGAGAGGGCAGAACTTATCTCCAGTCCTCCGGAATTCTTCGCGCCAGAGACGCCCGTCAGGCCCTCCCGTCCCACTGGCGTGACAGGTGCAGCCGAGAGAATCATGGCCACGTCACCGCCTACGCCCGTGGGCCAGAAGCGCTCGCTACGTCGGCGACTCGCTGAGGTGATCGACCCCAGCATTTCCAGCGAACTGGAGTCGGCATTCACCGACCAACTCACGGGCCTGCGTAACCGAGACGCCTGGCTGATCGCCCGGCCTCGTATCGAGGCTGATCCCAACCTGGAACTGACGTTCATCGACCTGATCAACTTCAAGGGCTGGAACGACATCGTGTCCAGGGAAGCCGGCGACCAAGCGCTCCGGAAGGCGGCTAAGGATATCAGACGCGCATCGGGAGTGCCGGAGAGAGACATCTTCCGCGCTGGTGGCGACGAATTTGTGGTCGTGTCGAGGCGTGGTACCGGCGAGGGCATAGGCAGGAAGATCGCTGATGCGATCGGCGAGACGCCCATCGGCGACAGCGGCCTGATCTCCAGCGCACGCTTCGGGGTCGGCCCCAATCTTGAGGCTGCAGATGCAGCGATAAACCTTGCGAAAAAGGCTGAAGCTGGCCCCCGTTTCCGTACTACGGGCAGCGGGAGTCTTTCGCAAACCACACCTCTCCCGAGGGTTCTCCCGAACTCCAAGAACGCACTGGCCACGAGGAAGGCCTCGACCCGCCAGGCCACACGCGCACGGGTGGTGTCGGAGCCTACGCCCACCGGCCGTGCAGCGAACAAGCCGCCAGCGAACGCTGAGAAGGGACCCGGAGGTCCCGTAGACAACACAGTCGAGCAGACGACCGGCAAGGTCATCCCGAATGAGCGGACGCAAAGCACCCGCCTCAAGCAAGCTCTCGTCGAGGGCGAGGGCGGCTTCGCCGAGGCCACTCGCGACGTGATGGAGATCCGGCCAGAGACCGGCCTTTCCGCCCACTCGGGTCGTATCCAGAACCAGATCAGCGTGGGCGAAGGCGGCAAGACGCTTCGCGAGCGACTGCCCAGCATCCTGGACATCTACACCAGCCTGGTACGACGCACCGCCGGGCTCGAATCTGCAGGCAAGAAGCTGCGTGGCAGGCGGCCGGATGTCGTCACACAGAACGACATTGAGGCTGCTGTTGGTCTCTCGACGGGGAGCGCCCGTAGGGCTGAGGCCTTCCTGGAGTATGGCCCCGGACGCTGGACTCGGGACGGCAACTGGGAGGTCACTGGTACGCCTGGGCTCATGGAGATCCTCGCGCCCCTGCGTGGCAAGCTCAACCAGTTCCGACGCTACACCCTCTCGAAGCGTACGATCGAGGTAGGGCGGAGGGACATTCAGACCGGCATCTCGCTGGACGACGCGGCCCTGGAAGTGAGCGGAGCTACCGGTGAAATAGCTCAGGCCCAGCGTCAGTCGGTCGAGTACCTGAGGGACGTGGCCAGGTACTACGGTGAGGCCACCGACATGCCAGCCAAAAGGCTGGAGGGCATGTTCGCTCTCGGTGAGGACTACATGCCCCTGGGCAGGGTGTTCGAGGGCAAGGACCCCCTGGAGATCGCCGGAGGTGGCACGGTAGGCAAGCCTGGGCGTGTGTTCGAGCGCCTCACGGGTAGCAAGCGCCGGGTCGTCGATCCGATCGAGGCCATGGTGGACTACACCAACCGGCTGATTCGGGCTGCAGATATCAACCGGATCGGGCGGACTCTTGTGGACGCGGCCGAGGCGAACCCCGAGGCGGCGGTGGGCATGGTGCAGCGGATCGAGCGGATCCCCACCAACCAGGTCACGAAGGCAGCCGAGAATCTGCAGAGGTCAGCCGCCGGCAGGGGCCGTGAGATGTCCATAGAAGAGGCCACAGAGCTTGCGGAGGCACTGGGTGCCGACCAACTCAACCTGGCCGACGACGTGATCCGTGTGTGGCGTGAGGGCGAGCTTCAGGCCTTCCGTGTTGCGCCCTCCATCGCCAAGGGCATCCGGGCGATGCAGCCGAAGGACATGGACATGTTCCTGCAGTTGATGGCCGTCCCGGCGCGGCTGGCGCGGGCTGGGATCACCCTGAACCCCGGCTTCCAGGGATTCAACATCATCCGGGACACGTTTGACGCTGCAATTCAGAGCCAGTACGGCTTCCGCCTCGGTGTCGATTCGTTCATCGGTTTCTACGAGTCGTCGAAGGCGACCTGGTTCGGCAGGCCCTCCAAGATCTACAAGGAGTTCGCCTCTGCTGGTGGTGGATTCTCCACGGAACGTGGGGCGGGACGGATCACGACTCAGGCACAGATCCGGAAGCTCTTGCCCAAGGTGGAGAGCAGGTCTGGCAGGACGATCGACGTGTTGACGATCCCGATCCGCCATCCCGTGCAGGCCCTGAAGGAAATGGCCACACCGTTCGAGGAGGCGGCCCGGATCGGCGAGTTCATGCGAGCGAAGTCCAAGGGTGCCAACACGGTGCAGAGTGTGCTGGCGTCGAAGAGCGTGACGGTGGACTTCCAGCAGATCGGCTCGCAGATGCAGGGGATGGCTTACGTCACCAAGTTCCTGAACGCTGGGATCCAGTCCCTGGACACTGCGGCCAGGGTGGGCATCCGGCCAGTGACCAAGGCGATTGCCGCCAAGGCCGGCGGAGAGACCAACGCTGAGGCTGCAAAAATCCTCTCGAAGGAAGCTCTCAAGGTCTACGGAACAGCCATCGCAGGCATCTCGATCCCGTCCATCTACTTCTGGGCTGCATCGAGAGACGACGTTGAGATCACCGACCTCCGGAAGAGCAACGCTGGCTTGATCTATTGGTTCTACCGCGATCCCTCTAGGGTGGACGTTGACGGCAACCCGGAGATCAATCGGATGCCGAAGCCGTTCCTCTGGGGGCAGATCTTCGGTACCGGCATGGAGGCCATCCTCGACCAGTTGTGGGACGAGGACCCGGAGGCCATGGCTCGCTTCGCTACGGGCGTGCGCGAGCAGGCGACGGTGAACATGTTCCCGGACGCGATCGTGATCCCCGCAGAGCAGTGGGCGAACAAGGACTTCTTCTTCGGCACGCCGATCGTCCCGGAGGAACTTGAGGGTGCAGAACCGGCGCTCCAGGCCACCGACCGCACCACCAAGATCGCCCGCAAGCTGGGCGAGATCTCCAACGTCGCCCCGGTCAGGCTGGAGAAGGTCTTCAGGGACGTTCTTGGCACGCTGCCGGCGGATCTCCTGAGGTACGTTGACCAGTCCATCGACCGGTTCGAGGGTGATGCCATCACCGATCCCGCGCCCGTGGCTGCAGACATGCTGTTCTTCGGCCGGTTCACTGCCCGCACTCCCAGCCTGAGCGTGCTCCCGGTGCAGACCTTCTGGGAGAACGCCAGGAAGTCAGAGCAGGCGCTGGAATCGTTCAAGATCGTCGAGGGCAACCAGGCGAAGATGGACGACCTTTTCGATCGGCGGTTCGAGGACTTCGTCGTGGCCGAGATCTACGAAGGTAGCAGGCGCAATATCTCCGAAATCCGGAACAGCATCGACGCCGTCCGCGTGATGCCCGACGCGCTCTTCCGTGAGGGCGACGACGTGGCTGTGGCCAAGCGCCAACTGATCAACGAGTTCGTGAGGCAGTACGTAGAGATCGCCCGGATCACCAACGAAGTGGCTGCAGAAATTATCGGAGCTATCCCCCCGAAACCCGACGCTGAAGCAAACTGATGAGGCGGACTGACGAGAGCGGGTACTGGCGGTCCGTGCGCCTGCTCAAGGGTGTGTTGGGGGTGCTGTCGCTGGTGTTGGCCGTGATCGTGTACGTCACCCCGCAGGAAGGACTTGGCCACAACCACTTCGTGCACGCCGCGATCTCCGTGGGGTTCATCCTATTCGCTGGCATGATGATCGACGTTGAGGGCACCACGCGGCTGGCGAGGCTGGTGATAGACGCCCTGCCGTGGACGCCCAACCCACCCCTGCCCCCACCCGACCCTGACGAGGAAGACTGATGTCCACATGGGAGTCGCCGCTCAAGGACGTGCCGAAAGAGTACGCCAAGATGGGGCACCCCGTCTGGGCAGAGATTCACGAATACCTGTCTCCCCACGAGTTCAGGTTCCCGTACGAGATGGACGTTGAGTTTTTGCGGCTGCTGTTCAGGATCAGGGTGGACGCCGGGGTGCCCTTCCGGCTTCTGTCGGACGCGAGGGACCCGGAGGGCGACGTGGGTGCCAGCAAGTCGGCGCACAAGAGGCGGCCGTGCCGGGCCATCGATCTGAAGGTCTACAACTCGTACGAGCGGGCGAGGGTTGGGATCGCGGCGACCAGGGCAGGCATCGTGAGGCTCGGCGTCTATCCTGAGAAGAAGAAGTCGCTGCACATCGACGCCGAAGACCACCCGGACAACGCAAGCCCCAGGTGGTGGACGAAATACTAGCGGAGTATCCCCAACTCCACGAGCTTGGCGGTCGCGGTTGACAGAGGGCCTAAGATGTAGGTGTGCCCTACCGACTCAACGTGCTGCTGAAAGGCCTTCTGGTGAGGCGTCTGGCCATACTGAACCTTGTAATATTCGGGACCCTGGCGGCGCTTTACTTCGTGCCACCACGAGGTATTCACCTTCGGGTGGTCGAGGAGGATCAGAAGGTCCGCGATCCCTCGCGTCTGCTGGGCTCTCAGGTTCTGGCTGAACTTGATGACGGTGCACCCAGTTTGTTCATATAGCTGGATGATGAAGCGCTCTTCCATCTCTTCGCTCGGGGGCTTGGTCTT